CCGCGACGGTATCGGTCACAGGCGTTCTCCTTGGTAGTCAGTACAACTCGTACTAACGCTCTGTTCGGTACGTTTATCAAGTGCATCTTGACTATCGAGGATGCGGATGACACCCATTGCCAAAATGGCACCAGCGATGAACTCGGGTGGATGGATGCAGGACTTGTCTTTTAAGGAGTTTGAAGTTGTGGCTGGCATGAAGGTTCATACCGCCGCCGGGGTGTGTTTTTCTCATGCAGCGGCAACTTGTGGTTGCGTTTGCAAGCTTTGTGGACTGTGGCCGAGGTTTTTTTGGGGGAGTTGTGCTGAAGCAGTGCATCCTGTGCCCGCCGGGGGCGGGCACAGGATAACTAAGGAGCACAGGACCACAGGATCACTGAGTACGCTGAGCACAGCAAAATTCTTATAAGTAATTGTTTCGTAACGGAAAAGTGTATTTTTAAGTAATTTTTACCACATCTAAATACAATCAAATGAGATAAAAAATGTATACTCAACCTCTGAGTTAGCAATAATAGACGGTCACTCTGTGCCAAAAGTGTTACTTGAGTCATGGCGAGTTTAATGATTCTGGCCTAAAATTTGTTCATTGAAATCGAAAACCAAAAGGAAATCCAATGTCCGCTGCATCAAACGCAAAAAAGATCTCCAAGGGTCAAGAAAAGGCTAAAGCGCTGCGCGACAGCTGCTGGCCGGACTTGGACGATGAAAAGCTCTGGAACCGAAAACTGGTCAAGGGTTTCACCACCATCCCCCGCACGTTGCCCCTGATCATGAACATCATTGACTCGCTGACTAAGAACAAACCCGCAGGCATGGTCTATTTCGTATTGTGGTGCCGCACTTTTGATGAGTCGCTGTTGGCCATCGACAACCCGATGACTTTGGCCTTTGAGTCTGGTTTTACTGGCGAGCGGGCACTGAGCACTTGGAAAGACCGCATGCGCTCTTTAGTTGAACTGGGCTTCATTGATGCCAAGGAGGGCCCGACAGGCGCACACCATTATGTGTTGCTCTTTAACCCACACAAGGTTGTTTGGAAGCTGAAGGATCGTATTCAAGAGGGCATCTTTAGGGAGCTGCAGACCCGAGCCATCGCAATTGGTGCAAGCGACATGGAGCCCTCAAAGCCGGCCGAGAAATGATTAAGCGGGTTGATTCAGTTGGTATTTACGGCAGTCTTTTTTTCGCCGTCTCCGACTCATACCAACGACACAACGTCTGTCACATCAACTGGAATGTTGCCAAAGGCACTTAAATGAAAAGAGAAAAATATGAAAAAAACATGGGAAAACGACAGTTGTGAAGCAGTCCAGTCCTACTTCACGGTGTATCGCGTGCCGGTTGCTGCAGCGTTGTGGTGTGGCATCGAGCCAGGAGAGGTGGAAGAACACCTTGCTTTGTCCACGGAAGTTGCAAGGGGCATTCTGAAACACCCGTACATCAACTGCTTGGAGCCAAGGTGTCGCGCGATACAAGACGCAATAGTGAAGGGGCTTTTGCCATGCAGCAGAGAGAACGGAAAAGTCGTGCCGACCGAAGAGCACGTTGCACCTGAGCGGCGGCACATCTCTCGGCAGCACCTTAAAGAATGGATCGCTGATCAGTTTCCGTCTGACAAGCCTGCATTCTTGTTTGACGAGATTGAGCGCAACTCCCATACAGCCATCAATAAAGATGCGTACCAGGCGTTGCAGGCCGAACGCGATGGATTACGGGCGCGAATTGAAAAAGCGGCGGATGAGTACCGCAAGCTGAGAGTCGAGCGGGATGAGCTGATAACCGAGATCGAAAAACTCAATGAGCAGATCAAGCCCGTAAAAGACCTTGGACTGAGAGCTGAAACAACCTACCTGAACATCATCGGCGGACTGGTGGCTTTATTCCTAATGAAGTCACCTGCAGGAAAGCCACATTCTGTTTTTAGTACTCAATCTGCGTTGATCGATCAGCTAATGGCGAATTTCAAGAAGCCCGGAATTACAGAAAGGACGCTGCAAGAAAAATTTGCAGCCGCCAAAAAGAGCCTTGAACAGTAAACAAAAAAATACCTTGCTACCGCAGTTGCGGTCGCAATTCCCGCAGTTGCGGTGATTTCATGAAGTAACTCCGGTCCAATGGCTTCATGTACACGAAAACGAAAAAGGAAATGACATGTTGCCAACCGAAGATGGGCAGAAAAATACTTCAAACACCACGGCTAAGAGCAGTCCGCGCTTTAACCGTGACGCCGCCAATGACCCGTACTACCGCGCTGCTATAAATGCAGCCAAGACGCGTACATACAGAGCCGCTGTATCAGCACGACTGAGTTCCTCTGAACGTGAGGACCTATATCAGGAAATCTTACTTGACCTTCTGGAACGTGAAGCTCAATTTAATCCAGAAAAGGGCAGTCCTGGGACATTTACTGGTTTTGTATCCGAACACAGCACCTCCGAATTTCTCAAAGCCCGAAAAACTGACTTCCAGCGTCTGACATTTGCATCTGGTGAAAACGTAGACACACTTGAGATCGTAAATATAAGCCGAGTCCGTCTTGGTATGGACCGTGCGCAGGATGCGGAAAATGACAACAATGCCGCACCGATCAGTTCAAGCGAAGTCCATTACAGGCCGCAATGGTTCGATGGTGACGACGATCTCTTTTCAAACTCAAACACTCTTCATGACCTAGAGACAGCTCTGGCACACATGAATGATGAACAAGCAGAATTTTTTGATTTTCTTGCTTCACACCAGGATCTCCCTGCGGCATCTAAGGCCTCAGGTATGTCCACTGCCACTTTTTACCGACGTGTTGACGAACTGCGAATGCACCTGCGCATGTTTGGCATACGACCTGCCGCCTGACCGATCGCGGGGCGGCTGAGAAAACCAGCCCTCTCGCTCAGTAAAAACCTTCAACAACTGCAGACGCCGCGCCCATCAGGGCGGAGGCGGTAGGCCAACTCACGCCCGGAGATACCGAATTGAATAACAAGAACCTACTTGAAACGAGCCGAATGTATTTCGGCATATCAGGAAATGAAAATCCGCAAGGACAGCGCCCACTTTATATACCCAGTTCGCCACCAAGCGAAGCAAATCTTTGTGACTGGATTGCAAGTGCCTCAGTTGGCCACTGCATTCAGTATCACGAAGGACTATTGCTACGCGACCGCTCTGAAGCCAGCAGTGCTTTATCTACAAAAGAGCGGGCGCGAATTCACTCCCTTGCGCGGCGTGCATGGATTGCCTGTGAGCTGGGCTTGGTGCACTTGTTTAGTCAAAAGATAGGTGATGACAGCTATCGCTATTTAGCTATGCGTTCTAGCTCACCACTTAAACCACCAGAAATTCGTACCCAACTTCGTATCGCAAAGATGGGCTCAAAACAAAACACCTCACATTAAAGGAGAAAGTGCCCATGCTTACTGAGACTGATGTGCTGGACGAGATAGGCCAGCTTTATATGACTGAACTTGAACAGTTACCGCTGCCAGAACTTGATCGCTTAATTAAACAGGTATCAACGGCAAAAGAAACCGCAACGCTGTATCTAAGCGCATTGCAATCTACTTTGCATAATCGTGTAGGCGCAACTGCACAGCAGCTCCGACAAGAAGCGGGAAAATCCACCGGTACGGTTCGCTTTGAAGTTGATGGCTACCAAGTCATTGCAGATTTGCCTAAACGTCCTGAATACGATCAGCTCAAGCTTAAAGAAGCGGTTGAGTCTTTGCGAAAATGGGGCGAAGACCCAGAAAATTACGTCGGCATTGAGATCAAAGTTTCCGAGTCAAAGTACACCGCCTGGCCACCTGGTATCCGCCAGTTATTCGAGCCTGCAAGAACACTTAAAACTGGAAAGCCTAGCTACAAGCTTGAGCGCATCGTTGATGGCGTTGCTCCAGAAGCTGCAAACGACAGCACCTTTGGGGAGGCAGTCTGATGGCTATCACGCTTGCACAACTCACACGCGCCAATAAACCTAAAGCCCCGCGTCTTTTGATTCACGGCGTGGCGGGTGTTGGCAAAACTACTTTCGCAGCGCAGGCAAATAAGCCTGTGTTTATCCAGACCGAAGATGGCTTGGGTACGTTGGCTGCGACTAACTTTCCCCTGTCGCGAACCTTTGAAGATGTCTTAGGTGCGATCAGTGCGCTTTATACAGAAGAGCATGACTTCGCGACTGTTGTCATTGATAGCGTGGACTGGCTTGAACCCCTCGTATGGGCAAAGGCCTGCCGTGATAACGGATGGTCGTCGATTGAAGACGCAG